GCACCTAAAAGAGCTACGGTTACATTTGTTAGGTTTTTAAGCATTAAGTTTAATTGAATTCGGCATCCGTATAGAAGGGGGGTCCACCTCTTTCTCAAAAGGCACCTTCCACGGCTCTAATTGTCACGATCAAAGACTCATAATAATTACCCTGCTCATAACAGGGATTTCTTCATAATAAGTTAATATTTAGTGTTTGTCAAGTATGACAGTTTGTAAAGTGTCCTATAAATACAGAGTCCGCATTATCTCCAATGTCAAGAGAGTGGAACACTCCAATTAGAGAACCATGGAATCCTGTCATTAAAAAATGTCTTGATGCTATCGACGAGCACATCAAGACATATATTAAGACAGGGGATGAATGGCACTTAATGCAAGCAGAAATATTACGGAAGTACGTAAAAGACTTAAAGATTTGGATTCATAATCAAGAAAAAAGTTAAGACACCCAGAGTTTTCCTTCTGCAATTCGTCTTCTTCTCAATCCTGCCTCCACTTTACTACCAGGATTGCGATACATTTCCAAAGTTGCCGGAATTGCTTTCCAATCTTTTTCTTTTAACTTTTTGGTAATCGTATTGAATCCAGGAGCGTTAAAAAAATCAGCACCAAGATTATAAGCAAAAGAGAGCAATGCTCCTCTTTGATTATCATTCATCTCACCCCAATAGGGAATTTTAGAAATTTTAGGAAGAAAACGATTCAATACATCGTGCTCTAACAGACGGTCAGCATACTCTTGAGTAATGACTTTATCTCTTTTAAATGGAGTGTAATTAAAGTCTCTTGTACTTCCCCATCCAATCGTAATTGGAAGTCCTCCAGTTAAAGGATCTGGGTATGCCTTTAAATGACATCCTTCAAATTCTTTGATTAGTTCTATTCCTTCTTTCAGAATAGAACTTTCTACTTTTTTACATTAAAGATCCTTCCCCATCCAGTCTTATCTTTTCCTTTCTCCAACCAACGGTACATCAGATCAGACTTTTTGTAAACAGCACCTTTGCCATTTGTTACGGGGCCAGTATATCCATCATTCAGAGAACCATAAGGATCATTTACCACATAATCTTCACCCTTCTTACCAATCACTACAACCATGTGCCCACCAGAAGGAGCAGATAGAGTACCCCTGTGATAGATCCCGATAACAACGGGTCTCCCAGCAGCAAGCTCACGATCAAGATCAGCAAAAGAAAGATTATAACTAAAGTGTGACTTAATTCCATAACCTTCCAGAACTTTTGTCTGAACGGTATGATCAGTGGTGTCACCAATTGCAAATACTTTTTGAATATAAGAGTCATCACCCTTTGTTCCCTGAAGAGTCCCTGGTTTAAAGTATTCTAAACACATCGCACAAGCAGATGAATTACAGGTTCTTTGAGCATCTCTGTAATTATCTGTTTGTGGGTAGTAAGGAACATTAAGAACACCGGGATCTGCTGGTTTTGTTCCGTAAACTGGTCTTGTTCTGAAAATACGAACCCAGTTTGAAGTATCATCAATCAAATCAGGATTCTTGTCCGCAAGATCCACTTCAAGTTGCTCTACTGCTGCAACATGCTTTGGGTTATTTTCGTCATAATGCTTAAAAAAGTTATGAAGATCTATTCGCATTTTAATCTCCTAGGTATTCTAATGAAAAAATATCATGCTCTGGAATATCAGGATTCAACCACTCACTAAATTCCGATTGAATCGCATATGCATTATCAATATCCATCTCACTCAAATAATGAATTCGTTCAATTGCCCAATCATGTGATGACCGAAGTGTCTGTTCCAAAGTTTCCATCAAAATAATCCTTTCTAAAATATCTGGAGAGTATATTGCTATTGTAGTACGCAGGAACTCCAGTGTCAAGCGATTCGGTCAGTACATTATTTAGGAACAGTTGTCGTGTTTCTTCAAAATTACATTTACCTTTGGTTTTATGTAATGATATTATTTTTCTTTCAAAACATTCCTTACCATATTTCGTAATATCTTCCTTAAGTTCAGGACAAGAACCATAATAATTTTTCCAATCTGATTCAGACTTTACTTTTCTTTTTTTTCCTTTTGGTGTTCTAAACTGCCAAAGATACTTACGTCCAATATATTTTCTACCGGTGGTCTTACAGGATATGAGATATACGAATCCAAAATAATCTCCTATATGCTGAGACTCAAAGATTTCCCCATTAAACTTCCATGGGTTCTCATAGCTCATAGAGTAATCTTAAAGAGCTATTATTTATCCTTCATCCTTAGCAAAGCGATTCTAGCAATAAAAAAGCACCTTGTCAAGAGGTGCTTTGAGTTATATTAGGAATTTATTATAGAGGCATCTTTGAACCTGGTTTTACTTTCGCTCCACCAGGTTTAGCAGGAGGCACTGGAGGAGGCACTGGAGTAGTTCTCTTTATACCATATTTCAGTTCGTCTGCTCTTCTTTGTTCCGGTGTAATAAGAGTATTAGATTGCTCGGAAACTATTCCCAGAATAGTCTCGGAGTCCATCTCCATCATCACATAAAGTGCCTCATCTACGGTCTCTACGTGCTCGTTGTCGATGAGATACTCAAGGACTAGATCAAAAGCATCATACTCATAGGACTGGTTTAGAACCTTCTCTCTAGCGGTCTGTCTGGGTGCCACAGGGGTTGGTTTAGGGCTTGAGGCAATTGCGGCAGTGGCAGGTACAACGCTTCCAGAGGCAGCAGCAGAGGTGCTAGGAGCAGCAGCAATTGCTTTAGATGGAGTTGCTGCCTTAAAAGCATTTGGATTTTGTGATAAGGACTGATTACCTTTACCAAGGTTAGAAACTGCAGGAGATTGAACTGAAGGAGAGTTCATAGGAAGTCTGGACCTCATATCCTTCATTAAAGGATTATCAGTCTGTTGAGTTCCACGAATTCTTGCCTTTTCAGCAGAAGCTGCAGCAAGTTTTGGATTTGCTGCTCTCCACTGGTCCATTGCAGACCCTGCTGGTTTTGCTGGTTTTGCTGCAGCAGGTCTTGCAGGTGCTGCAGCAGCGGGTCTTTGTGGAGCAGGAGCAGGAGGGTTTCCACCACCGGAACCAGAACCACCGGAACCAGAACCACCGGAACCAGAACCACCGGAACCAGAACCTGATGGGGTTAAAGCTTTCCTTCCTTTTGCGATTATCTCAGCAGCAGTTCCACTTCCTTTAGCCATTGCTGCATCACCACCACCAGCTTTATATGCTTTAAACTGGTCTCCACCCAAATTCTTTTGGTTATATGGTGAATTTTTTGTTCCTGTAGGAATATTTGAAACTCTTGGTTTTTGTTCCGGTGATGCTGAAGGTTTTTCTTGTGGAGTAGAATCTTTACCAGTTGCAAATCCCATATTAAATTTATTAACTTCTCTAAATGGTTTACTTAGAACCCTATTTCCTAAATTATTAAGTCTTGCAAGTGGATTTGTTGAGGTTGTTCTTTGCCCAATCATACCCTGAGCTCCAGCACCAATAACATCCCCTACTGCTCTTCTTGCCGTTCCGAATGCTTGTCTAGCAGAAGCACCCAATTCTTGAGAATTTTCTTCAATATAAGACTCATACATCTCTTCCCAGGTATACTCACTCAGGTCATAACCTTCTTCTAAAAGTGAATTGACCCAGTTCTCAACTTCTTCCCAGATTTGTTCTTCAGTAAGTTCTTGAGGAGCATAAACTGCAGCATACGCTTCCATCAAACCCTTAGCGTCACTACCTGTAATTCTTGACATTTTTTCTTTTGTAGTTCTTTATAATTTTATTTATAAAAAAAGAGGGTCTCAAGGACCCTCATTATTCATCCATTCTTTTTCATAATCATAATCACCAAAAAGAAATTCATCACACTCTGCTGCCTCTTGATATGCGTTCAGGATTTCCTGTTCGCACCATTCATCATAGTTGGAATCCTGAGAAAGTATCTTTGGTAACATCTTGCTTGATTCCTCCAACAACATAAGACAATTGTTCCGATTCTTGCGGTGCGATTTGAACTTCTTTAGAATTAATCCAATGAGAAGTCCAGGGAAGAGGATTATTCTTTGCTGGAATGTCATAAAGAGGTTTCAGTCCAATTGCCTTCATTCTACGATTTGCAATCCACTCAACATACTGCTGAAGAAGTTTATCATTTAGACCAATCATTGATCCATCCTTGAACAGATACTCTGCCCAAAGTTTTTCTTGATTGACTGCCTTCTCGAAGGTCTTGTAAACCCACTGTTCCTCTTCTTTGACAATTCTTTGCATCTCAGGATCATCACCTTCTTTCCACTTGTTTAGAATGTTCTGAGTGATGACTAAGTGTTGATTCTCATCTCGGGCAATTAGTGAGATGATCTTTGCACTTCCTTCCATAAGCTTGAGTTCGCCAAATGCAAAACTGCAAGCAAAACTGACATAAAAGCGAATACCTTCAAGTATATTAACATTTGCAACTGCTCTGAATAATTTGCGTTTGAGTTCATATCTTTCTTCCTGTGCGTGGGGAACTTGTTCTTGGGCGTGTTTCCAAAGTTCAGAAGTTCCATAATGTTGAGCACTATTAATGAAGTCATTATATGCCTCAGTTACACTGACGGCACGTTCCATAATACGTTCGTCTTTTAAAATTGTATCAAAGACTTCAGAAGGATCTGAATAAACATTTTTTATAATATATGTATATGAACGGGAATGGATCATCTCCATAAACTCCCATACCTTCATACACGCTTCCAATTCAGGAAGAGAGCAGTATGGGGCAAATGCCATACCGGGACCACGACCCTGAATGGAATCTAGCATAATTTGATATTTGAGATTAGAAGTAAAAATATGCTTCTGTTCCGGACGAAGTGTTTGATAATCGCCACGATCTTTCTGAAGAGATATTTCTTCGGGTCTCCAAAAATATCCAAGTTGTTGTTGTGTTAATTTATCAAAAATTGGATACTTGTAAGAATCATAACGCTGAATACCCAGAGGAGCACCAAAAAACATAGGTTGCTTTTTAGTATCCACTTCCTGAGAGTTGAAAACAGTCATTGATTCTACCACATTCTTCTCCTCTAGTTTTGTCTTAAAGTTAAAA